GCGCTCTAAGTTGATTGAAATCCTGGATCGTCTCGAAATTCATGCATAAACAACACCTGATCATCGATGCCCAGTTTGGCTCCACTGGCAAAGGCCTCTATGCGGGATACTTAGCCAGGCAAATCCAATGCGATACAATCGCCTACTCGCCCTCGCCCAATGCTGGTCACACTCTCCTGTGGAGCGGCCATAGCTTTATCCACAAGATGTTGCCCAGTGGCATTACATCACCAATGCTGCAGAAGATCGTCTTAGGTCCTGGCAGTCTGATCGACTTAGACCGCCTCCATGCTGAACTGTGCAGCATATTCGAATGTTTGCCCAGGTTTAGAGATGTCAAAATCTTTATCCATAAGCATGCAGCCTGTGTCTATGACCGGCACAGACAGGCAGAAGCTCAAGGGGGCACCGCTCCTGGATCTACCAGGCAAGGAGTGGGTGCAGCTCAACGAGAACGCATCCTGCGATCGCCAGCACAGAACAATGTGATTAGCAATGCAGACCATCCAGTGCTGCGCTTAGTTCACTTGGTGGATACGGTCAACATGCAACAGATCTACGGCGAAAGCCAGGTTCTACTAATCGAGAGTTGTCAGGGGTACAGTCTGTCGATGTACCACGGCCAATACCCGTACACTACCTGCCGCGATGTCACAGCCGCATCAATCATGGCAGACACTGGTGTTCCAATGGGGCGCGTTCTGCCGATCGTGCATGGCACCTTCCGCACCTATCCGATTCGTGTCGCTAATCGACCCGAATCTGGTGAATGGAGTGGCCCGAGCTATAGCGATTCAGCCGAGATCACGTTTGAATCGATTGGGCAGCAACAAGAGTTAACAACTGTTACCAAGCTGCCACGGCGCTTATTTACCTGGAGCCAGCAGCAGGCCATCGAGGCATGCACGCAGAATCGTATCAGTGTGGGATTCCTTAATTTCGCACAGTACCCGATCAAATTCTCTCACCTTATCAACATCTGGGAACAACTCAATGAATGCACACAGGTCAAGTACCTCGGATTCGGACCAGACATCGAGGATGTCTACCGCGTCGGCGCACCGTCTCTCGAAGTTGATCGAATCACAAAGATCTATGAGCGATATCGAGGAGCTGCAGCGTGACATTGCCTCATGGGCCAACAATGTCAATCCAGACCGGGACAGCATGTCCACTATTGCCAAGCTACTGGAAGAGATCGGTGAGCTGATCGCATCGGAACGGATGTCTGATCCAATGGAGCTGGCCGATGTAGCCATTCTGGTGCTTGACCTTTTCTATCTGCAGAAAGTAGATGTAGCCCAAGCCGTTATCGGCAAGATGACAATCAACCGTTCTAGACGTTGGAAAAAGCAAGACAATGGAGCCATGTCGCATGTCTGAGCATCAAGGGCCATTAATTGGAGCGGCCACGCTGCTCCGCGCCAGCCACATCTCAAGATGGGGCATCGTGCTGACTGCCAAACCGCAGAGCATCGCTGAGCACATGTACCGTGTCTGGGTACTGGTGCATGAGTGGGGTATTGCGATTGATCTGCCGATGGCAGAGCAATTTATCGCTGAGAGGTGGGCCGTGACTCATGATCTGCCAGAGATACGCACGGGTGACATGCCTACGCCACATAAAACGCCAGAGGTCAAAGCCTGGCTGGATCAGCTTGAGCACGACATCTATCCACCATTGACAGAGGTGCATAAAATGTCGAAGGCGGCAGCTGCACTTTGCAAGTTCTGCGATACTGCAGAATCGATCCTCTATTTGAAGGTCAATGGCTTGGGACAGCATGCTGCCGATGTCAGGGAATTGCTAGCCCGCCAGATGTGGGGCAGGCTCAATACGTCTGTCCTATCTAGTAGCGAACAGCAGACTCTGCACGATTTATTCAACAACACCTACGACCAATCATGACCGAAGAGCAGATCAAGGAAGCAACAATGATGAAGGCCAAAGGCTACTCGGCGATGTCGATAGCCAGATGCCTGACTGGAGTCCACTACAAGGAGATCACAGAATATTTTGGCGACACCTGGCCAAAGCACAAACCCAATGGTGGTTTCAGCCCTGGTTTCTACAAATGGCTAAATGAGGAGTGCATCTATACCTGGCGCCCCAATAACCCAAACCCACCAGATGCACCATGGTCCCGGATCGTCAAATGAATACTCAGGAATTCCTCGACATTCTCGACAACACCTGGGACACCCTGGTGCAGCTCACTAAGAGCAAAGGGCATGAGTATGCCAACAGCGATAACCAGCTAGCTAATTTCGAGAGACTCTCAGAGACCTTGGGATTGGCGCCGGATGCCGTTTGCTTTGTCTATCTAGCCAAGCATATGGACGCTATCCAGAACCACATCCGAGAGCCAGAGAGAGCCGCTTCAGAGCCAATATCTGGCCGCATTGATGATGCAATCCTCTATCTACTTCTATTGAAAGCCATTTACGCATGCCAAACCTCCCAACAGACCACCTGAGCTATATCTCCCGTGAGCCGCTCCTTACTCCGACAGAGGAGATTGAGCTTGGCCGCAGGATCCAGCAACGCAATGAACTGATTGCGCAAGAATCGGATCGCAGTCTGACGCCACGCGAACGTCGGATCTGTAGGCGTGGCGAGAAAGCTAGAGAGCGCATGGTGACAGCCAACCTCAGGCTGGTCGCTCATGTCGCCAGAAGATATCAGACAGTGCCTAAGTCGATGAGCTACGCAGACATTATCCAAGAAGGCGCAATCGGTTTGATGAATGCCGCCGATAAATTCGACCCAGAGCGTGGGTATAAATTCAGCACCTATGCATATTGGTGGATCAGGCAGGGCATTACCAGAGCGATCTCGCAGCAGGATCGGATGATCAAACTGCCTATCAACACTGCGGATATCATGACGAAAATGCGTAAGCATGCACGCGCACATTTTCATGCACACGGCCAGTACCCGACGTTTGATGAGTCGGCAGCTTACATGGACATCCCCAAAGAGCAGTTAGAACGCCTGATCAAGATGTCAACCGCTGTAACCAGCCTCAATTTCCAGAGCCATGAGACTGATCATGAGATCATTGACTTGGTACATGATGAGACGGCAGAAACGCCTTTAGCTGTCGTGGATAAAGTCGAGTCAGTGCGACGGGTTCGCAAAGCAGTTACGACATTGCCTGAGGATGAACGCAAAATGATCCAGAGCTATTACGGTCTTGATGGTAGACCCAGCGTGACCTTGGGCGACATAGCGGACCACAGGTCTGTCTCAAGAGAAGCCATTAGGCAACGCGTTTTACGGATTAACAACAAACTCAGATACCAGCTTGCATCGCGGAATCTCTAGCCGACCATCGCTGTTGCCGAGTCCATCTCTGCAATACGATTCACTGCCTGTCGCAGGAGTTTACCTTGATGGAAATTTTGCCTTGCCATGGCAACGCAAAGCCTGGATAGCATCTCCAGGCTCTCGCAATCCTCAATCTCCCTGATACTACATTCAAGTACCAGCTCTTCTTCAAGGCTTTGTTCAACCACCATCCATTCGAACGGATCGCAAGGCTCGTTTTTCGGAAGCATAGGGTTCCTCTGTCCTAAATCGAATGTAATCATGCACAGCAGGAAGCAACCAGTCCTGAATCGGGAGACAAGCTTCCCAGTTCAACGGGTGCATACACGAAATCACTACGGTTTGGAAAAAAGCTGTTATATACGACCAATTCATCGATCAACGAAGATGGCCCATCCGCTTGCTTCACCTTCGATCAAGAAGCGTTGGTAGAAAGCAGGCCTTGACATCCTGATCAGCTCCCCCGATCTCTTGATATTGTGGCCACCCGTTTCCATATTGGGCCGTCCCATTGGATCCATAGCAACGAATTCATCCTTGTTATATCCAACAATTAGGCTCCAGTGACCGCATCCTTCGCTATCGCAAACGGCTGGCTTGCCCTGGGTAAAATCGCCTTTATGCAACCAGCCGACCAAAAGAGGACGGCCAGCGTCGATCTCAATCTCTATATCCTCCACCCTTACATTCTGGCTAAATTCAGCCTCCAGGCCAAGAGCCCTTAGCGCAGAGACTTGAGAGTGAACTTCTGTCGTGTCGCCGTACTTTCGGCGCACATGCCGATATTCGTCTTGGCTGTCAACCACTCGGTGAAATGCAGCAATCATTGCAGCCGCTGAGTCAAAGCACTCCCGATATCCGTATCCAGTGGGGCTGTCTAGTTGACTGTAATAAGGCACTCCATAGACCTGTTCACTGCGACCAGTCGTTTTCCAGGTCTGAAACCATTCTGCTTCCTCATTGAGCAAGCTCCGATCCAGCAACGAATCCTCTAACTCTTTAATCGCTGCCATTTGATGTGGAGTCCCGCGAAACCACTTGAAGAACGGCAGTAGACTCAGCGACATAATGCTCGATAGCAAAATTAGTTGGACAAAGCCGGAGAGCATGGCGTGTGTCTAGCTGCAAAACCGCTCATAAACATTGCGCCGCTACCAAGCACGACGATCAAAACACTGATCACGACAGCTAATACGGATGGCATGAGACTACTTCTCTGCCGGGAATAGCAGATTCTTCAAATATGTACAGGCCACATCATCCAATTCATTGTCGGTCTGTTCGCTGATCTTAACCAAACAATCAAGCAACAACTGCTTAACGGCTTTTGATTTGATAAATCCAAACAGTATTGGCTTTAGCAGTAAAACCATTGGACCATGACGGGTTTCAATAGTCTAGTTCCTATTAGCATGCCCTTCAAGCCGTGCGACATTCTGCTCTAGGTCTGAAATACGTGCGAAAAGCTCCTGATCTCTAATCCTCAGATCAGCATGGAGCACGTCCATCCGCGACGCTAGATTGTCAACTGCTGAAGTCAAACGTACCAAGGTATCACGCCCTTGTTGGTTCTCACGCCCAGCGCTTTTGACGCACAGGGCAGCCGCTCCAACACTGGCACCGGCTACAGCAGCCCAAACCTCTACCATTCTTAAGTCCCCAATTCATCCACAGAGATGCCTGATACCAATCCTAAGCATGACACTGATCCGGAGTCCACACCGCTGGCCGATTTTGTCAAGTTAGCTGTATTGAGCTGGTCGATTGCGATGCTAAGCCTGAATTACCTTGGCTATGTAAAAGCCATGGATCCCACTTTCCCGGCATCGTTGCTGACAGGCACCATGGCGTCCTTCGGGGTGAATGTCGGTCGAGCGAATGGCAAGAAGAAAGAAGACCCTACAATCAAGCCAGAAACAACTACGTCTAAACCCAAATGAGACGTTTTCTTTTTGCATCCAGCTTAATGCTTTTTGCGGTCAATCCTGCATTGGCTGACATCAATCATGTCTTGACGCAGTCAGCTCAGATCAGTATTGATCAGGCTTACAGCTCAGCCAAACGAATCGGTTCTACCTACAGCGCATCAGGCTCAAATGTGACACCAAGCGTCACCAGTGGTAGCACCACAACCAGTGGGGCTATTGGCGGTCTGAATCTTGGCAGCCTGACCAGTGGTGTCCCAGCCATGGTTGACACGAATTATGCGGTTACTACCGCCGGTTCTGCTTTCTCATTTAGTGAGTCAGCAGTGATTGGCGACACGATAAGTGCAGCTACTGAGGTGACTGCCACCACTGGCACCGTTGACGACCTTCCGACATACGGCG